GCAATAGATATTACTTCTTCCATTGGTCCTTGATTAAATTGCCCAGCAATTGCACCTATTGTAGTTGCAACGGATGGTATTACGTTTGTTAAGTCTTTCTCTTGTACGAGAACACCTGGTGAAACTTGAAATGCCATATGTGTTGTTCTCCTTATTAGCTAATAAAGTATCAATTATCTCATCACTATTTAGTATAATCTAAATCTCTACAGCATATCCCCTTTTCTTACTGTTACAGGAGACCATACTTCTCCATACTCGTCTTTAAAGGGTTCTTCTTCTTCTAAACCGTCATTTAGAAAGCCAAAGGGTGCCATATCTTGTTCTAATGCGTTTGCCTGTTCTGCATACATCTGAGCTCTTACGTCTTGGTTAGTCAATTCTTTAAAGTATCTTTGATTAGATAACCAACAGAATATTACTAAACACATTACTAAGTCATCATTTGAACCTTCTTCCGCCTCAAAAGAATGACCTCTTCTTACAAAAGTTGATAACTCTTGTATGATATTAAAATCTTGTATAATAATCTTATCACTTTCTACTAAAGTTTTTAGATTAGCACAACCTATTCGTTTTACTTGTTTTGTCATACGAACACCTAGTTGCGTTCCTCGTTTAGAAAAACCACCACCTAATATTTGTCCTGCACGACCTTTCATCATACACATCATTATGTTAGGATATTCTAATTCAAAATGTAGTGCGTCAGCAACTTGATGTCCTAAATCGTTTGTTTCTATACAAACATATGCGTGATTATATTGTTTACAAACTTTATCTATTGTATGTGGAAATAAAAGTGGTTTGATTTCATTGTCTTTAAATGTGGCAACTATCTTATAAGGTAATTGTGTTACATCTAAAACAACAAAAGCAGAATAATCTTTGACAGTACCACGTGCAACGTCAACCGTACAAACATAAGTGTGTCCTTTAATAGGTTTTTCATACATATGTAAATTAGCATTTGTTGTAATAGGATTGATATGAGATAGTGTTCTAATCTTAGATGGATTAATTAACGTATCAATAGAGCCTACAAATTCACATTCAAACTCGGTAGCAAATTGTGCTTCACTTGTGTTACGTATAGTTTCTTCTCTCCATTTTTCATCTCTACCAGGAACTTCACTCCAATGTACGTCAATAGGAATATAATCGTTTCGTTTGTGTAAAGCATCATTCCATAATTTGTAAAACATATTCATTCCGTGTGGTGTAGAAACGATCATTACTTTAGAAGATTTACCAGATGAAATAGTAGGATAAACTGAACTAAAAAATTGTTCAGCAATATTTGCAGGAATAAACGCAAACTCGTCTAAGAAAATAATATTATATGAACCACCTCGTACAGCAGATGATGATGTTGCAGCTGCCATTATTTTAGAACCATTTTCTAATTCTAAAGAACCTTTGTTCCAATTTAAAACACCTTGTTGTAACCATTTAGGTAAATTCTCATATGCCAATTGAAGTCTGCCTAATAAATCTCTTGCGGTAGTTGATTTGTTTGCAAGTATGGCAACATTAACGTTATCATTAAAGATAACAAAGTGTAATAGATAAGAAATGATAGTAGTTGATTTACCTGACTGTCTAGGTAGTTTGCAGATAGTAAAACGATTGTTATGAAACTTCTCAACCATCTTTTGTTGAAAGTCATACATATTAAAAGGAACAAGTCCTTCATCAATGTTTACAATTTTAATATAGTTTCTAATAAAATAAACAGGATCATTCATACACTTAGCAATCTCTTGTATTTGCTCTTCGGTGTATTCTATAGCTGTGTTTGCTTTAAATAAATTGGGATTACCCAAGTATGCGTCTGTTACTTTATTCATCTGTATCTTTTACAGTAGGTATAGGATCTTCTTTTTGAATACTTTTACCTTTTAATATCTTATGTAATTCTGCTGATGAACCTACAAATAATGCTTGTTTAATATTTGTACTAGTAGATTTTTTGTTAGGTATGTCTTTTAAATTTTTTAATTTAGATTGTAAGTCTTGTAACTTATCTACAGTATCAGCAACTTGTTTAATTAGATTGCCTGCAACTTCGTATGCTCGTGGGTGTTGACTCTCTTGTGCAATATCAAGTATGCCTTGAATAGCATCCTGACCGCGCTCTATCAAGTTATAATAATTTTCTCTACTATACTTGTAATCGTTATCTACGTCCTCTTTGGTAACGTCTTCAACTCTAGGAACAGGAGGTTTTTTTTCTTCCACCTTTGCAGGAGGGATACCTAATACTTCATTAATTTTATCATTGATACTCATAATATATATTTATAGTTTATGTAAAAACTAAAATTCTTTTGTTTTAGATACTAATGCTGGATTCTTTTGTTCTTCGATTTGAGATGACAAGTTAGATTGCATATCTTCTTCAGATTGATTATTTTCAATCACACAAGCGATTGCGTGGTCTTTTGTCATAGCATCAAAATTCATACCTTCTGAACCAGCACAAGAGCCATACATAGAAGCAGAGTGTTCTCCATCTACTGCTGTATATCTCCAATGTATTGTCTGTACTTTGTTGTCATTATCCACTTCAAAATTGGGAAATGACCATTCGTATGTTATCATTATTTATTCTCCAATGCTGTTAATCTAGCTTCTAAAGTTTCAATTTTTGCAATAGCTTCTTGTAATCCAGCAGTTAAAAGTGGAACTAATTTAGCTTGGTCTATACCTTGATAATCAGGAACTTCTCTTGTTCCCATAACAGCTTCTGTTATTACACTTCCTTCTTCATTTAATACTGCTGGAGTAATTTCGTATTGTTCTATTCTTGTTGCATCTTTTTCTCCAGTAATAGCTTCAGGTACAACATCTTGAACTTCATGTGCTAAGAAACCATCAACTGTTTTATTTGGTTCTACTATAAAACTAAATCTAATTGGTTTTAATTGTTTAACTCTATCTATTGCATTTAAAACATCTGAAATATTATTTTTTAATCTGTAATCTGATGAAGTATTGTAAGCTGTTGACGAACCACCTACAGAAATAGAACCTGTATTTGTTCCTACGTTATTATAAAATACTGCTACGTTACCTTCATTAGTTAATCTTTGTAGTCTAAGACAATGACCACCTGCTCTTACAAAAACAGCTTCTCCATCTGCTCTAAGTTCATCACCTGCTGTAGTTACACTTGTAGAAGTTTTTCCAACTAAAAAATCACCAGAACTATTAATACGCATACGTTCTAAACTAGATGTACGAAAATACATAACATCATCAGTATGTCTGTAAGCTATAGCACCTCTATATCTGTCTGTTCCTGTATAACCATCTCCAAAATTAACTCCATGTTCTCCTGTAGTTCTTGACCACAAAGTAATTCCACCTTCTTCAGATGTATTTCCAATAGAAACTTCTCTAATAGCTGAAGTACCTTTATTAGTAGTGGCAATTTGAACATCACCAGCACTAGTGATACGCATACGTTCTGAACCATCATTAAAGAATGAAGTATAGCCATTTCCAAAATTGCTTAATCTAAATTCATATCCATCAGCACCTGTGCTTTTTGTACTACCACTTTTATTAAAGTTAGCGATAGCTGATACTGTGCTGTCGCTATTTTTAAAATCAAAAGTAGAAAGACCTGAATTATTACCTACTACTGTAGTTCTTTGTAAAATAGCAGTAGCATTTGTAGATACAATGTGAAGTACATTACTTGGACTACTTATACCAATACCAACTCTATTATTTGTGCTATCAACTTTTAACGTATTTGTATCAACGGTTAGGTCGCCAGTAACTGTAATATTACTTTCCAATTTAGCACTTGTTATAGAACCTGTAGCCAGGTCATCAGCGCTAATCTGTAAATCTTCTATTGATTTTGAATTAATTTTACTAATTGCCATAATTGTTCTCTCTATTATTTATACTATTTATTCGTCTGTATCCGTTGACGGATTATAATTTTTAGCGTCTGCAAACGTTGTTATTGTTGTTGTAAACCCAAAGTCATCATTTGCGTCTGCTGATGTTGGGTCTGGAACTACCACAATACGTTCTTCTCTTGTTGATTGTGGTGTATCTGAATATAAATCAGATTGTGTTTCTTTAATAACTCTTTGTGCATAGATTGGTCCATACAAGTATGTTTTTGCTGTAAAACTTAATGTATAATTAACAGCACGTCTGGTTGTATATGAACCATCGTAAGTGTCATCATATTGAACACCATTTAATATAATAGGTACATCTCGTTTAATACCCATACTTGGTATGACATTTACTGTCACAGTATAATCAGGTTGAAAATATGGTAGTATTTGTTCTATGATTTGTAATCCACCCTCAGCAGTTGCTGTAAAACAATATAGATTAAAAGATATATTGTAAGGCACAGGATTATATTGATAATCCATTATACTACTTGTACTTGATTTTACATTTTTAAATTTACCTAGTTTTTGTAATTTACGAGAAGCGTCATAACTAATTCCTGATATTTCAAATCCCATACGAGGTAAAGTAATCGCAACTTGTCTATCATCTAAATCTGGCTGTTGTTCTAATCTAGTTAAAAACTTTTCTTTAGGTGAATATGATAAAGGTACTTTAATAGATTGTACTACCTCACCACTAGAGTTGGTTCTATGTACTGTAATGTTATTAAAAATAGTACCAAATGCGATAACTACTTTTCGTAATGATTCGTGGTAGAAATGTTTTCCAAACATAATTAAAATCCTTCATCTACTTCACCAAACGGATTACGTTCAGTAAAGTCTAAAATGTCATCATCGGTACTTGATGTACCAAAACCTGCGTCTGATTCAAAAGATGAATTTTCAGCATATTCTTTAGATTGAGTTGATAAATTATAATCTTCATTAATAAGATAACTAATTTCTCCAGTAGAAGATTCTAATAATAATGAACCTTCATAGTCTAAGTTTTCAGACACAGTTACAGTAGGAGATAATCCAAGATAACTTGAACCATCGACTGTAATATTAATACTTGTAACTACTCCGCTGGTTAATACAGCAGTAGCAGAAGCTGTGACAGCACCACCAGGACTAGAAACAGTAGCACTAGTAACAGAAGCAATATCTGTAATTGTAGGTGTAGTAATCGAAGTTAATTGACCAGTTGTTAATCCAGGTGAAGCAGAGGTATTAGTTTTTGTAGTTGTATCTGTAGATACATATACGAGAGTTATTGTAGGTGCTGAACCATAACCACGACCTGCATTGGTAATTGTAAATGATGTTAATGTATTTCCTGTTACATTTGCTGTTATCGTTGCGTTAATAGAAGCAGATGGCGCCGATATAGTTAATGT